CCTCCCTAGGTGCACATGATAACTAGTCTGATATAGCTAGTGTTTGCTAAGCAAACAACCCCCTATTAACCACCCCTTCTTCGTCCGAGGGTGGAAAAGAATTCACAAAGTTCCAGGTAGGCATAAAACGGAAATTCCGCCGTAAACTGAGTGAGGTTAAGGGTCCCAAGTGTAACGTACTTGATACGTGTGATGAATAATCACAATTGCAGGTTTCGAAAATCTGACTGAGGGAGTCAAATATTACCTGATAATTAAGGATAACTGGTGATGTAGTCTGGAGTTCCTACGAAGAACCCAGCCTGGAAATCGTCAGCCACTCCCCTGAAAACATTAAAGTTTCCACCTGTCTGATGGAGTGATTGGATATAATTTAGGTCTGAATATCTATCCCCGGGTTCATCTACGCCCACGGTTGAAAATCTATTCATACGACACATCCCCATAGTGTATTGGGGAACAAAAACATTCGCAGGCTCATCCGAAGCCGACGAATATACTACTCCGCTAAAAGGCTGAACAAGCTCTGTGAGAGATGCAAAATAAGCGGCAGTAGAAGGAATATCTGGTCCATACAGTAACTGTGTGAAATGGACATTCGATTCCATATTATAACCAGCAAATCTATGTCGGGTTCCTCCTCGAGAAAAGAGGTAACACGACATTATTGCTGTGTAGGGGTCAACACTCAGAAGGTGGAATGTTGGATCAACCCCTAAAGCGCCGGTAGCGGCGTTAATGGTCCGAGCACGAATAGTGATACACTGACCAATCCCGACTTCTCCCATGAGAGAAGATCTTTTAAGTAACTGAAGCAGAGACGTCGATCTCTCGCCAATACAATATTCAGCCGGAGCGACATTATCTTGAACGGACACTTCGGTACCCGGTGTAGTTTTAGTTCTCGAAGGTAATGATAGTTCACCCATTTGAGGAGCGTAATCATAAACTGTCGGGATCATTTTGACGGCACGCGGGGCAGCGAACTCAATGTCTTTCGAAAATACTTCGATAGTGATCGGGATGGTACTAGAGACTGTATCAGGAGCGACCAACTCATTAAGAACCGTCAGTCTGAAGTTTCCATAACAGAAATCATCATAAATACCAAAATTGATTCCAGGCAACATCTTTGGAATAGTCTTCCAAGGTGTATTAGAGGCATACGGCATGGTAATTTCCCATTCGTACCCTTCAGCCAGATCAATAATCTGTCTGTAAGCATAGGCACCCTGTGCTACATTGGGGTATTTTAGACCAGGGTTAAAACAGAACAAAAGTCGTCCTGAGTGAAACGCAGTCTTCGAAATTGTAATCCGCAGAGTAATAGAGCCACGATAATATCTATACATCATCGCGCACATACCTAGCGGTGTGACCGAAGCGGTCATATGACCATCTGGTGTCGCTATTCCTGTCATCGCAGATCCCAAGTAAGGATGAACATAATTGTCATACAAACTGGTATCAACGCCAGAAACGGTTGACCAAGTGGTATAGAGGGCGTATGTGGGTATTCCACAAACGTAACGATGTGACAACTGATCTACATCAGATCCAGCAAAATTGGGTAGAATAGTGACCTTGTTCTCGCTACTTCCTGAAAGAGGTAGTGCGAGGGTCATTCCGTCCCAATTTGCTTCAAACGGAGCGTCATTCATTGTTACTCTCATCGCGGGATTCGTATTTAAAGGTTTAGAATACCCAAACGCCGAAGCCAGAGAGCCCAACGAAGCAAGAACCCAGCTGGCAGGCTGAGCGATTGCTGTAAAAGTGGGAATGGTTGAGATAGCAGAAGCTATTGAGGCACCTGTGTTCAAAATCGAACTGACAGGTCCGGTCTGCTGTTGCTCTTGCTCAGTTTTAGATTTACTTTTGGTTTTAATAGCTCCCATCTGCGCATTGTAACAAGGCGTAACAAGAGATACATCTTTAAAAGATGCCCATAGAGTATAATCTGCGGTGAGCGACGAAGTCCCAGTGGCCAACTGCGTGTAAACGTGCAAGAAGGCCCTTCCAAAGGGATTCGTATCATTCGTCAAATCATAGTGAGTTGCTGGGGAAATGTAAGGAATTTCCATTACAGCTTCACTGTGAGCACCCAAGTCAAAAATGACGTGGGGCAATTGAGTAACAGATTTGAGATTCCTAACCCGATAATCGGGGTAAGAACCTGCTGTTTGACCCATAGGAAGCCAAGACATAATAAGCCTTCCTAACTGAGTCGGAGCGCCATTAATCTGTAGTTTCAACACGAGAGTTGCTTTAAATCCCATATAACCAGCCAATTTCTTCGAATATAGTTCGTTCGTAAAAACTGCTGTAGGAAAGTCAATTTGTTGTAACTTAGATTGTATAGCATCAGTTGAGTTCCATGTTCCATTCGCAACGCGAACAGGCTTAGCAAAGAAATCATTGAGAGCTCCACTGGAGTCAATAGTAGAGACATCGACAATGGTCGAGTCGAGAGACTGTAGAGCTGTACTGAGAGAGGTCACTCCAGGATTGTTTTCAGTCATTTGGAAACCAGATTCGGTGGTTCCGTCGTGATAATCATTGGAGGTTTGAATTTGTGTAGTTGCAAGGTCACCACCTTGTTGATTGTTGTTGTTATTAGCAAGTCCGCTATAACGCGAGAGTGGACTCAGACTGCCTCGCGCAACTCAAGTTTGGAGATATCGGTGATTACCCAGCCCATCTCCGGAGTGAATACCCCAGGCTTTATAACACGAATGGCAATACTTTCCTCATTTTAAACTTGAGATATTTGTAGAGTTTAAGCAAGATCCTATTCGTGAGTTTACTTTACCATTTATTCTCGAAACCGCATGTCTCGTAAAAGACAGATTCCCATTTGGTCAAATGTGGCATAAAACCAAGTTCTTCCATAGAGGCGCGGATAAGAGAAGGAGCCTGTTCTTCAAAAACAATTTTCCCATGTAGAGAAAGTTCATGTAGAGCAGTATCGACATTCGTAATACAAATGTCGTAAAAGTCGGGGCCTTTCTTAGACCAATTGACCATCTCGTGGATAGAATCCAACGAAAGAGGGGCAACATATCTTCCTATTTCAGGACTAAAAGAAAAACCTCGTTTCAAGAAAGTAACTTCATTGAGAGTTCTATAAAGGGCTATAGAATCGCCTTTGTGTTCGTCAGTATAGACGATACCACATTTAGCAAACTCGTCCCTAAGAACTTCTTGATTGTAGTTATCTTTCTCTTGGTTCGACACCGCTAGAATGCTATCATCCCCAAACACGTTTAAAGACACGTGTTTTGGAAATTCCTTCAGACTTGAAATGTCACCATTGTGGACCTTAACCCACGCATACACATGTAAAAAGTAATTGTAAACACAATTCACAAATGTAGTCAAGGGTTGTCCACTGGGATTGGAATGATTCCACTCCAAAATATCCTTACCGACGATGTGACGAGAGTTGTGCACTTCCTTCCACAAATTTTCGCGGATCTTAGCATTCACAGGGCCGTCTTCGTAAATCTGGTTTATATAATTGACCATCTTACCAACGACTTTCCCATTCTGCTTCTTATCAAAAGCAGAAAAATCACCAGACATGATATTATTGGAAACAGATGTGAGCCTTTTGGCTAGTGCTCCCCATTCTGTGAACGGGTTGACACCAGGCCAAAGACCATTAGTCATTCTGTTTTCCATAGTCCAAGCTACAATGTCTTTGAAATACATAGACATGAGAATGGAATATTCTATCGGACAAGCAGAAAATAATCTAGTACTACCAGAAGCAATCTTCTCAAAGGTACGCAATTCGTCCTTGAGATTATCTGTAAAGTAAAAGTTACATCTACCTTCTTCCAATTCCTTTTCAGTTACTTCGACTTTAGATCTAAGTTCCTGAGCTTCAGGCCTAGATAAGTCGTATTCCTGATCTTTACCAAAGAACCTAGTTTTACCTGGGTACCCTGGTCTACGTTGGACATTATACGTATA